TATTAGCTTCTTTTGCTAATGGTGATTTACCAAAATTACTCTCTTCTACTGCCTGTGCAGCAACTACTTCTGGGAATGGATCTCCTGCTGCCTTTGCTGCATTATAAATTCTTGCAAAGAACTTTCCAAATTCATCTGTTGGTTTTTGGTAATTTGGGTATCCTTGAATTGGACTCTTATATTTTAATTTTGATCCATAATCTTTAATTGCTTGACTATTAGGTTTAGTAGGACCACCACCAGCAGCATAGCTAATACCTCCACGCACTTTTGGTTTATTATTACCACCACCAGCAGCATTCATTGCCATAAGATTTCCAACACCGAACTTGTCTACAGCACCTTTTGACATAATAAATTCACCTGGAGATAGCATTGCTGGAATCGTATCAGATCCCATTGGAGCAAAACCACCACCAGAAAATGCAAATATCTTTGAAAGATCAGGAACAAGTCCTCCTTCAGAAAATCCTACTGGTCCAATATTATTAAATGCTTCTCCAATTTGCCCAAGTATTCCTTCACGTTCTTGCTCAATTTCTCTTCTAACTGTATCTTCAGAAACTCCACGTTTTTCTGATTCTTTTTTAACTTGTTTATCTTCTTCTTGTTTATTCCATAGGTATGCCCCAAGAGTTGCTCCGCCAGCAATAACACCAGCAGCAATTAATGGGTTTTTAGCAGCAAACATTATAAGTTTTGGTATTGCCTTTGTTAATATAAACTTAGTAAATGATGCAATTAAACCAACAGTTCCTCGTATAAAAGAACCAAGAGGGGTTGCAAATAATACGAAAGCACCTAGTAATGCAGGCCACCAATCTTTAAGGAAGTTGCCAAGAGCATTCAACTTCTTTTTATTTTCTGGATTCCCCATCCATTCTAAAAACTTGAATATTGCTCTCCCCAAAATTACATTTGTCAAAAATCTTTTTATAACATCAAAAATTCCAAGAGAAGGCATAGCACCTTTAAGATTTTTCAAAAACCTAGCAGCACCTTTTCTTTTTTCTAATTCATCTTCTCTAGATCTTCTTCTTTCATTTTCAAGTCTTCTTGTTTCATTATCTCTAATTTTATTAGATAGGTCAACTTGTTCTTGTAAAAGATTTCTAATTGACGTAACTATTGGGACAATTTCTGATAGATACTTAACTATAGGATCTGCTTTCTTTTCAGATTTTTCTTCAGAAATATCTTCCTCTGGTTTTTTTACAATTTCTGCTGGTTTTAATGCTTTTCTAACTTTAATTGGACCAACTCCACCACCAACATCAGCAACATTTATTTTTTTCTTTTTAATAGTGAATCGACCAACTTTTCCTTTAATTCTTTTAAACTCGTCAGTAAGTAACTCTGATTCTTCTGTAGATAATTGTTGCTGTGTCATTCTAGCAGCAATCATCTTCTCTTTAAGAAGAGTTAGATACGTACCATAATCAATATCGAAAACTTCTTCTAATCCCAGAAGTCTTAAAATTCTCTCATCAATTTCTTCATCAACAAGATCGTCTTGACGAGTTCCTTGATATAACGCAAGAGCACTTTCTTTTTTTGCTTCTGTTTTTATATCTCCTAGTAACTCATCAAGACCTAATGGTTCAAAATCATCATCTTCATCATCATCAATTACACTAGTTGCAACAGATGCTTTTTTTTCTTCTATGAAAGAATATGCCATTTCAAAGAGATCATTCGTCATCCCTTTAAAAATTTTATTATCAATATCTCTTTGCTCGTCGAGACTTAAGGAATTATAATATTTTGATAATAATCCAATTTGCTCATCAGAAAGTTTATCGGTAAGATCCTTTCCGATTTTAAATTCATAGTTTTTCCTTAATCTTTTAGGATCTTTAGCCATTTGATGCCTGTTGTTGTTTTAGTTTTTCTTCTTCAAGATGTTGTTGCAACAACATGACATAGATATCTCTCTCCAACGGGATCATATTTTCTATCTCCGTTAATGAATATTTATGGTACTGCATTAAGGCAAAGTTTAAACGAAAATAGTTTTCAAGATCCATATGGATCATGCCTATGCGAAAAAAGATGCTAAGCCCTCAAGTACTACCTCACTTTCAACACCAGTATTTGGATTTTTAATACTTACTGTATGTGATAACTTTGGCATAGTGGCAAAGAATTCTTCAATTTTTTTAAACTGAGAAGAATTCATTTGTTCTAAGAAATCTACCAATTCTTTCTTCGTACAATTTTCTGCTTCCCAAACCTCATCTTCAGTAAAGACTTGAGAAATACAAGAAGCAATTAATTCGAATGATTTTTCTGTGTCATTATTTTCAACATCAAAGTTTTCTTTAATAAATTGATTCAATGATGGATATTTCATTTCAATCATAATATCATCATTCAATTTTATCTTTGAATTATGATTTGGATCTTTTTGTACTTCAATTTCTTCAACATTAATTGAAACTGGAACTGTTGTTTCTCCGTCGTCTGGACAAATTAGATTAACTTCAATTTCTTCCCCAACAGATTTTCCTCTAATATTTAAAAATAGATATTCAATATCAAAAGTTGGCAATTCTTCTACTTTAATACCTTTTGTTTTAATGCAGCTTTTGATAACACTTTTTACTGCATTTGTGATTTGTTTCGTATTTTCAGATTCCAGTGCATAAAGTAATACTTTTTCTTCTTTAACAAGAAATGGTCTGTACTCTATACTTTGTCCTGTTGATGGCAACTCCAATTCAAATGTTGGTGTAGCAATTGTTGGTAATGGCATAATGTCCTGTAAAGTTCAGTGTGATTATTTATTAAGGTCAAATATAATTATCCACCAAAACCAAGTTGTTCAACACCAGTAAACGCTGGTCTAAAATTGGTAAATGATTCTGGATATCCGATTTCAGAATAATTAAATGGTAAATCTTCTTTAGAATTAACTATATTTGACCAAAAATTTGGAGAGTTTTTAAATAGTGTATTAAGTTCTGGTGGTGTATACCTGAATGATGAATTAACAGATTTACCAAAGTTTCCAAGAAGATCTTGAAGTGGAGAACCTGCAGTACCAATATAATAACGAGTATATGACATCGTAACTGTCACTTTCAATAATTCTGATTGCCCATATGAAACAGGCATGGAATTTATAGAAATTGGGAATGCATTTATAAAAGTATAAAATAGTTGAGATTGTTGATCAACTCTATCAATATCCTTTTCAAATTTTACTATGTGCAAATTTGGTGTTTGATAATCTTTTGGAAATTTAACTCTATAATTTGCTGCTGGATTTGATGGGTCAAATACTTGTCTACCGATTCTATCTCCAGTAATATATCCCATCCATGCTTCAAAAAATCTTATGATTTTATAATTTCTATCAACTAAAAATGTAAAATCTATTTGACCATCATATTCTCTTCTATATGCATGTTTTTCAGTAACTCCAGTATAATCATTTGTAATATCATGTGTTGAAAATGAAGATCCTGGAAGTGTTGTATCCATGCATGAAAGATGAATTAAAATCTCATCATCTTTTGTATATGGAATTCCATAATTAACTGCTTTAATATATGATAGTGGTCCTTGAAGAACACCAAAAAATACTTCATAATTAGATGTTGTTGCAGGAGTCATTATCCGAGACTTAATCTCAGACATACTTATTTTTCTACCAAGTGGTGCGGTCATCTATAAATAAGTATACTTTAATATACTATGTATAAGAGATGCCAGAGAGTCTTAAAAGTAAATATAAGCCCTCTAATCCCCAAAAATACGTAGGTGATCCAAATAATATTATTTGTAGAAGTTCTTGGGAAAGAAAATTTTGCGTTTGGTGTGATAGAAACGAAAATATTTTAGAATGGGGCAGTGAAGAGTTTTGGATTCCTTATCGTTCTCCAGTTGATAATAGAGTTCATAAGTATTTCCCAGATTTTTTTATTAAAGTTCGTGAAAATGATGGATCAATTAAAAAATATGTTATAGAAGTTAAGCCACATAAACAAACTCAGCAACCTAATTTAACACCAAAAAGAAAAACAAAATCTTGGTTATATGAAGTTAAAACTTATGCTGTAAATCAAGCAAAATGGAAAGCAGCAAAAGAATTTTGTGAAGATCGTCTCCTTGAATTTAAGATCATAACAGAAAACGAACTTGGTATCAAGTAATGGCAAGGAAAGTCAGAGGACGAGTTGGTAGTAAACAGTTTCCTGGAGATGAAGCATATCGTGAGTTATTTGCAGAATATCTTGAAAAAGATAAACCAAAAAGTAGAATTGATATCTTAAAAGAGAGAATAAAAACTTTCTCTGATCCTGATGATTTTATGATGGAAATCCTCGATATTTTTAATGAAACAGAATTCATTCCAGAACCAGGAAGATATTATACTTTTGTTTATATTGCAAAAACTCCAAAAATACTTTATGACCAGCATCCATTAATTGCTTGTACTTCAATACAAAGATGGGGATTTACTGGATTAAATTTTCATTTTCCGATGATAAGAAACTATACATGGCAAGAAGTTATCGGAAAAATGCATATCGTCAATAACGATGAAATTGAATATATGAAAACTATTCCATATAAAAAAATGCTAATAAATAGGTGAATAAAGCATAGTTTTCCATGGCCGAGGTAACTGAACAAAATGTAGTAGTAAAGGTGCCCGTAAACAATGGGAAAACTGTAGATGTTCTTGGTATAGCAGTTGTTAATACAGAAACCCTAAAAACAGAATTTAAAGTTTCTGTAGATGGCAATAAGACTTATGAAACAGTTGCTGTTATGGAAGGATCTAGTGGTGATAATTTTTCAAATACAGTAAGACTGACAAAATATGTCACATTTTTTACTGCTGCTAAGCAACAAAATAAGAGACTTCCTGAAGATGCAGATCGAGCAGAAGAACTTAGATCAAAATTTAATCAACTTGCGGCTAGACCCATTAAACAATCCGCAAAGGCAGTTGCTGAAGTTCCAGAATATGCCGAAGATATAAAAAAGTTACAAGTCAAACATTCAAATGAACCATTTTTATCTGGTATAACTGTTACAACAAGTAGTGGATCTGCACAGAGAGATACAGATACACAACCAAGTCCGCAAGAAACACTTGGAGCAACTGGAATCAATGGAGAAAATGTTTCTGAAGATCCGTTTCAACCTTTAACATTTGAGAGTAAAGGTATGGAATTTGGAAAGAAATTTGGAAATGTATCTGCATTAGTTTATCCAGAATCATTAAGAGATTTAGGACAAGATTATGTAAAGTTCAGAACTTATCGTTATAAACCACAAACAATAACAAGTGAATATTCTTTTAAATCTGCCGAATATAGTGGTGCCAGTGAAGGACCAGTAATATACCTACCAACAAGTGGTGGAGTACAAGATAATAATACTGTATCTTGGGGACCAAATAATATAAATCCCTTACAAACAGCAATGTTTAAAGAAGCATATGGATTAATACGAACAAATAATGTTGAAGGACAACTAAAAGATTTGGGTGAACGTGTAAGAAATTTATTTACAAGTCAAAGTGGTAATTTAGCCACTGCAACTGCAACATATTTTGCTTCACAAGCTGCTGGTGTAAATAATCTACTAGCAAGAACGAGTGGAGCAATTTTTAATCCCAATCTAACTCTACTATTCAATAATCCAGA